CTTCGCGCTTCATGCTGATGCGAGTCTTGAAGACGTTTAGGTTTTCTCCGAGTTCTTTGAAGGACTTGTCAAAGACCTGCGTCTCGATCTTTCTACAGACTTTGTCGAGGAAGTCCACTGTCTTGTCATCACTAAGACTAGGAGCAGCGGTGCTAACGAGATCAGAAAGACCAACGTATACAGAATCAGTATCGATAGCGATGACATAGTCTTTGTCACTATTGAGTGCCTTGTTCAAGTACGCGTTGACGTGCTTCTCAGCCCATTTGATGATGAGCTGACCCGTGATTGTGATACCCTCTGCGATCTCCATCGTGAAGTAACGGAAGTATTTATTACCGAGTGCACCGTATAGCGAATTCAAAAGAAGCTTGATAGCCATCTGTTGATTCTCAGAGTGTCCGATGTCTCGCTCGATCCTGTAAACTTCTTCTTTGTTCTTCTTGTCGACGAGTTCTAGTTCTTGTTTAGAGGCCAGCATTTTCTTCTTGATGGCGGTGCGTTCCTCGTACATCTCTTCGATGATCTTCGGCATGAAGCCTTGTTTATCTTTTGAGAAGTACTGACCAGTCGCCGCCATACACTTATCTGTGGTGTTCTTGAGACCGTCGATGCACTTCTCTATCGTGACGTTAGGAGCCGCATCACCACGAAGGATGGTCTCAGGTGACATATTCCACTGCACGATGATGTTAGGATACAGACTGTTCACATCGAAGGAACACACCCAGTCGTGAACGCCGCATTGAGGATCTTTGACGTAACCTCCCTCGTAATCTGACTTGATGCTGGCGTCGTTTGGAGGAACGATCACATTGTCCGCTAACAGTGTTCTATGAATTAGCGCGTCCCATATCGCCACTGTACCCATAGTATCGGAGTAGTTAACACCGGCCTTGTACGCCATTGTCATACATAGCGTGATCATGGCGATCTTATCCTCCATGCGGTCAACTAGTTCAACGTCTCTGATGTTGTAGTCGATGTAGCGCTGATGATCATCATGATACAGGTTAGCCAGTGTTCCATGCTCAGCGTAGGACAACTTGCGTTCACCAAGCACAGTGTTGGCGATGGTGTCGAGCCTGTAGTTCTCCTGTGGACCAAAGGAGTGGTTGAACTTCATGAATAGATCCATGTAGTCCAGTTGAGCGATGCCCATGATCTCATAGACCTGCACCTGACCTTTACGCATAGGAATAGTCTTAGCTTCTACCATGCCCCAGGGCGAGAGCTTCTTTACTTCTTCCTCACCGATTAACTTGTTGATGCGGTTGATGAGGTAGGGAATGTCAAAGGTTCTGATGTTCCAACCGGTGATAGCGTCAGGACATGTGAATTCATCGTGCCAGAACGCGATGAATCCCTTGAGCAGCGTGACCTCGTCACGGCACTTGTTGTACCTTACCTGACAGTCCTTCATCATGGACTTTGAGACATCATAGTCACCTGTTGCCCATACGAAGTAGGTATTGAGTACACTGTCCTTGATACAGATCGCAGTGACTGGATGTGCTGCCTTCTCAGGTTCTGGAAAGCCGCCTCCGGTGTCGCCAGAGTGTACCTCGATGTCGACGGCATGGACTCGTATGATAGCGCGATCGAACTCGATCTTACCAGGATGTTCCTCGGCAATGAACTGTGCTATGTAGTTGGTGTTACCGTACACAGTGAAGTTGTCCACGCCGGCGTACTTCTCGACGAAGTCCTTAGCTTCACGCATAGAACCTAGCTTGATAGGATCGACGTTGACGCCATCCAATGTATGGAACTTAGACTTGCCTTTACCCTTGACGTAGAGTGTAGGCTTGAAGGGAACCTTGCGCTTGACGCGCCGACCTTGGTCGTACCCGCGATAGAGCAGGTTGTTGCCGTAGCGATTTACGTTCGTATAGAAAGTTGTCATCATGTAATGAATAAGGGGATACACAATTGTATCCCCCTTTGGTTCAAAAGTACAATCTTGTTACATCATGCCTCGTCGCATTAAGATTTGCATCTTACGTTCTAAGTCATGATGATTGTAAGTTCATCTCAGAGATCCCGATCTTCACGATCTTCATTCAACAGGGTTGCTGTAGACTTAGTCTCTACTGTAGGCTTAGTCTTTGGTCCCATGTTGGCTGAACCGATGTCGATCTTCTTTGGCTTCTTGTGCTCAGGAATGATCTTCTCTAGGAAGACCTTGAGCATACCATTGAGCATCTCGGCGTTCTGAACTTCGATCTGATCTTCGAGTGCAAATGTGCGAGTGAAACCACGATTAGCAATACCCTTGAAGAGGTAGTTGGCTTCATCGGCGTCTTCAGTGGTCTTACCACGAATGACCATCTTGCCGTCAACCAGTTCGATCTCGATGTCCTGCTTGGCGAATCCCGCTAGCGCAATCTCGATGACGTAGGTGTTTTCACCAGTCTTACGAATATTGTACGGGGGATAGTTGGGGATGTTCTTGGTAAGATCATCGTGCATCTTTACCATGCGATCATATTGATCATCGAATCCCACGAAGAACTTGTCGAAGTCCTTCAGTTGCGTGAATACAAAAGGCATGTTGCCCATAGTGTTGCTCCTTTAATTAAGCGAGTAGTAAAGTTCGTCATCCCGAAGGCATGACATTGGTGCCGGTTACCGAATCCGGCGGCACCATATCGTTGTGCCGGTTGTGAAAACGCCCTAAGGTAGTAGAGTCCGCGGCCCGAGCCGCCTACTCTATTTATACAACTTAGTCAGTACCACCTGTAGTTTTTACGTCTACGTCAGTAATTTCTTCTCTAGATTGTCTGTCAACAGCTTGATCGATCTGTTCTCGAGCCTGCTTCTGCATCTTATCGATGATCGTCACGACCTGTTCGTAAGGTGCTTTAGATAGCGCCGCTAGTACGACGTTGGCTTCTTCTAGTGTCAAGTCAAATTTTAACATAATGATCTTTCATATTATTGATTGAGTTTTTTACCGATAGAGTACTTGGCCACAAGGACCCACTCCTTCTTCTCCTTGAAGGAGACGACCTTGATCTGTGAGAGTGAAACTTTCTGTTCTGCTTTGATAGAACTAATGACCTTCAGTAGACCCCAGTCTTCCAGCAAACATGTGATAGTGTTACGTCGCTCAATATCACTGATTGTGATGTTAGCTTCCTTACCATCAAGCGCGAAGAGTTCCTTAAAGTGTACGATGAAGTACCGACCTTGCTTATGTAAGATATGGCATGACTGATAAAGAGTCTTGTCTTTGCGAGAAGCAACACCAATGCGAGTCAGCGTTTCACGTATCTTTAAGAAGTTATCTGGTTCTGGAAGGGAGACTTCTAGCATACAGCCGGAGTTCCAGTCAAAGTAGATCAGTTCAGCGTTCATTTCATTCCCTTATTTTTGTTTTATAACGAAGTCGCTAAACTTATTTATATCATTTCGTCTTTACTTGCCTCCCTTGGTTTCTGCAGTTCTCATCTCGTCGAGTTGCTTAGTGGTCAACATCTTAAGCGCCGACATCGCCTTATCGCTTGAGTACTGGTAAGCGCGCATCACCAACGATACGTCATCATGTGTTGCGTCCTTCTTAGCCCACTTAGAGAACCTACGACGCTTACTCACTCCATTCAGGTAGAAGGCGTATTGCCACTCCTTGGGGATCGAAGCATGTTGATTAATCTCATTGGCGAACATCACGGTGTCAGGAAAATAGCTTAGTCCTCTATTCACCATGAAGGGTACATACTCAGAGATGTTCGCGGGGTCTTCCTTGAGGAGGTCTCGCTTATTCTCGTTGATTGAGTTTAAGAAGTCGAAGAACGTCATGGCATCAACTTGAGTAAGTCTTCAGTTGATGCTGCAAACTTCTTACCTGGAAACTTCTCAAGAAGCATGCTCTCGACGACGTCTTTGGTTGCACCGTGCGCAAGGTACATTGATGTTTCCTTGTTATAGATGTATATCATAGAGTCTTTAAGCTCAATGTCGATTTGGATTTTATTATCATCTTCCATCGATGCTATCTCTATATTCATGTCACCTAACATGTTATTGAGTTTACGTATAGCCCATCGCTCACGCATCACCCATCCTATGATGAAGCCTATTAACATTGTACACAGCGTGATGAATAAGTCGTAGTCCATATTACTTAAACTTTACTTGAGCCATGATCTCCGTTAGGGCAGCCATGGTATTAATCTCGCGATCAGCGACGAACGCCGCCTTATACTGGTACTCCGCGAGGATCAATACCAGCTGAGGAATAGAAGTAGGCTCCATTACGTCAACTGATTTATCGTAGAGCTTTCGGAACAACTCTGTAGACTCGATGTCGGAGTTCTTGCCCACCCACGTGCGTACTTCGTTGAACGCCTTGGCCTTGAGGCTCTTGACCAATGCGGCGTAGGACTCCTCACCTACGTTGACCAACACGCCTGAGTCGATCTTACCAGACACAGAGTAGCGCTGGAGCTCATTGAGTACCCTACGATAGTCGGGGAAGTGCTTGCTGATGAGCTCAGCCACAACTTTAGGATCATGCTCGATGCCCTCAGTTTTGAGGATCATCAAGACACGCTTGAAGAACTGAGCGGCGATCTTAGGCTTCTCGGTGTTGTCGATCTTGAACTCGACTACAGCACAACGAGAATGTAGGGGCTCAATGATGCGGTTCTTGAAGTTACAGGTAAAGATGAATCGACAGTTGTTGCTGAACTCTTCGATGAAACCACGCAGCGCTGGTTGAGTGGAGTTTGGATTCAGATAGTCGGCCTCGTCAAGTATCACCACCTTCTTAGCATCAGTGAGTGACACCGACGACGCAAAGTTCTTGATCTTACCACGCAGCACGTCGATGCCTGATTCCTCAGAGCCATTAATGAATAGGTACTCAGCTCCTATCTCGTTACACAGCGCCTTTGCAACCGTGGTCTTACCTACGCCCGCACCACCCGCGAACAGGAAGTTAGGCAGCTCACCTGAGTCGATGAACTCCTTGAACGTAGCCTTCATTCCTGCCGGCAGGACACACTCGTCGATGGTGGTTGGGCGATACTTCTCGCACCATAGATACTCGTTACTCATTCAATCTCCATGATATAGGTGTTGCTTCAAAACTCAGAGTCGGACTCCACTGCGACATAGTAAGTGAGGTCACCAGCTGTAGACCTGAAGCGCGAGATCTTCTTCTTTGAGATTGCCACATCGTAGTCACCAGGTAGCATCTTGAGATTCTCTACCTTTAAGTTGACCTTAAACGTTGCGCCTGTGTTACCGATAGCCACGTCATACGCGTTAGAAGTGTCGTTCTTCTTGTCAGATACCACGACTCGAAGCGCGGTGCCGTCACCCGTGATCGATAGGTCGCTGGCCTTGAGCACCGACGCTGTGCGTAGGATCATGGCTAGTTGAGCCGCTTCGAGCTTGAACTCCACGTCTGCTTCTGGAAACTTGATCGTAGTCGGTGCAGACTTGACGATGCCTGAACCTGCCGCAAAATATTTAATTCTGCTTGAACCGCCATCAGAGACCA